ATTTGGAAAACAAAAACAATTAAAGAAACAGAATGGGATAGAGATTATCAAAAATGTTTTGATGAAGAGTTAGATCAAATTAAAAAAAAAGATCCTGTTGATAAAAAAGATGAGTTCGCCAGAAAAGAAATGATTTCGTATGCACACGATTGTATTGGTGTAACTAAAAAAGTTGTTAAAGATTTAGTTGGAGATGACAAATTAATTTGTGAGCAATATGTCAAGCACAAAGAAATGACAATGATCAAACCTATTACAGGTAGAGTTGATTATCTTACAAAGAAAGTAATGATCGAACTTAAAACCAAACCACCAAATATTAGAAAGATTAGAAACAAGGAAGAGTGGACAATGAGTAGTCAAGCCTTACCTACTGAACCTACCACAGATAACCTTACACAAACTTCATTTTATTATATGTGTACCAAGAAGATACCATATTTAATTTATGTAAATGACAAAGAGCATATTACTTTTGATCAATCGCATGAACTAATGAAGAAAGACCATCTGGAATATCTTTACTTTAAAATGGTTGAGAAAATACTTTTATGGGAACGTATGATTATGTTTTGTAAAGGTAACTTATCTGAACTTGCACAAATGTGTGAGCCACCAGATATGTATCATCCTTTTTATTATAAAGATTTAGCACCAGAACAAGAAAAACTAATAACTAACCTATGGGGAATAAAACATGAATAAAAAAAATATATATCAAAAACTACATGATGCCTGTTTAAGTGCAGGGTCTGTCAAGAAAGGTGCAAAAGCAAATGGTATGCACTTTAATCCACTGTTACATGATGATGTACAAGCAACAGCAACTCAATCATTATTAGACAATGGTTTGTATGCGACCTGTAATTATTTAACAGAGATTGTACCAAACATAAAACAAGTAATGGTCGTATGTACTATGAGAGTTTATGACATTGATGATCCAACCCAACATGTACTTGTTGATGGTTGTTCAGCATTTGGCAATCTCGATAAGTTTGGAACTGGTAATGCCATGTCATACTCAAGAAAGTATGCGTTCCTAAATTTATTAAATCTTAAAACAGGAATTAAAGATGAGGATGGCTATAGTCCTAAACCATTTGAACAAGATTCTCCAGAGCAATCTGTTGAAGAACCTACCTATGCTGATGATAGTATAGATGTAGATGATATAAAACATGAACTTAAAAATGCTGAAACTATAAAAGGTTTTAACATTGCTAAAGAAAAGCATAGAGCAAGTGTTGAGTATCTATTAAGAAATAATTTACGAGCATATAGACAAATTTCAGATATTGCTGAAACTCGTGAATTTCAATTAAATAATGGTCAGTAAAAGCTGACAATAACAAAGGAGCAAACATGAGTGAAGATGTAGTATGGTGTAACTTGGTAAGAAACCAAAACAAAAATGCGGAGAACCAACCGGATTGGGTAGCACCGCCAAACCTAAAAGCACCAGAGGGTAAGAAATGGACTATAGGTGTAAAGATAGGAGACGTTTGGCACAATCAAGCTGGATGGGATGATAAGGATGAGCAAGGCAATGTTGTTGGGATTACAATCAAAATGACACCACCTACTGCTAACGAAGATAAACCATCAGCAACTCCTAATAAAGGGTTTCAAAAGAAACCTAATTATGATAATAAACAATCATACAAATTTTAATTAATTTGTATTTAGCTTTGGGGGAGTTTTTTCTTTCTAGTTCCCTTTCGGTAGTTTTCTTCCCCAAGGCACCTCAATATATTTATGGATAAAAAAATAACAGATTTAGATCAAGAGATTGAAAAGAAAGTTATTGATGATCGGCAAAAAGATTATGGTAACTACCAAGAAAACTTTGTTTTATTAGCAGAAATGTTTACACTGATACTGTTTGATAATTTAAAAAAACGAATAAAACCGCACCAAGTAGGTCAATTAATGATGGGATTAAAACTATACAGATCAACAAAAAATTTTAAAGCAGATAACTATTTAGACTTGAGTGTCTACAATAAAATGACCAGAGAGATACACAAAAAAGAGGTTGCCAAAAAGGATAAAAATGGATAAGTATAAGAGATTAAAGCATGGTGAAGCTAGTTTTATATTAGAAGAACGCTTTGATGACGTGGAGAAAGCTGCAAACCCTAGCACCGAGGGTGAATTTGTAGAAATTAAAATCAGTAATTTAAAAATTGATTTTACAAAAGTGATAAAGGAGCAAGATGGTAGAAAAAAAGAATCATCTACAGAAGCTGATGGACAAGCAGAGAAAGAAAAGTGAGAAGTATGTTCATACAGTTCAAAAGGCAAATAAATATAAAGCTGAAAGTTATAGCTTATTTTTAGAGATTGCTAGATGTAGAGAAGAATTAATGACAGCTAAATAGTTATTAATTTTATTATTAAAAAAAACTGAAGGAATGTGAAGGGGATCTATGACCATAAATGTAAGCAAACACTACAATCAACATATAAAAAAATTGGATCAAAACAATTTTATATATAAAGTTAAGAAAGCATTTTACCTTCTTACGAACCAAGAAGAAAGATTATATGAGGTAGGGTTCTCGGAAGGTTTTTTACATGCTGTAAACATTTTACAAAAAGAACCAATCAAAGATAGTAATGTTAGAAAGATTGTAGGTTATGTTAATACCAAACCTAAACCATCACAGGTACAAAGTGTTATCAATAAAGTTTGCATACATTTTGAAGTACACAAAGAAACTCTAATGAATAAAAGTCGAACCACAGATATTGTTAGAGCAAGAAATATAATACACAATATGCTATTTGAAAAGTATCGTATGAACCTTACAGATATTGGTAGATATTTTGGACAAGATCATACCACAGTATTGCACTCAATAGAAATGAAAAGAGACCAAAAAAGATTCTGGTCTCCAGAACAATCGTTGTGGCAAGAGTTTGAAGAACTTATTTCTTAAACCCAGATAGCATATTCTTATAAGCCTTTTTGGTAATTGTACTTTTAGCTTTAGTTTTTGAAGTGCCAGATTTTTTTTTCTGGTTGATGTTATAGTACAAACCTTTTTTAGCCATCTTACCAGATTTAGTTTTGTGATAACCCGGCATTACTTTTTCTTTTTAGATTTAGAAGTCATAATCTTTTTCTTCAAAGCCGGTGGCAAAGTTTTTTGTTTAGATGTTAATTTACTTTTTCCTTTTGATTTACCATACATAGTTATTCTCCTGTTGTTTTTTTAATTTTAACATACAATAGTTATCGAAACAACTACCATCTTTTCCATCATGGCAAAAGTATTTTTTTGTAGCAGTTACAATCCATCCACCAGCATCACTTATTAATTGTTTTCCACACTCCTCGCAGTACCCACACATAAAAGACCTTTCTGGTTTTTTCCATGCTTTTTTTACCGGCACTTCCACCTTCTTCTTGCTTGTCTTATTCTTGAGTTAGGATCGTTTCTTGTTTTAGCTGATGATCTTTTAAGTTGTCCGGCTGATCTAGCACAATAACTCTTTCTACGTTTAGCAGATTTTGATCCTGCCTTGACCTTACCTGTTACTGCTGTCTTTAATTTTGATCCGGGATTGGCTCTTCTATATGCCTTGACACCTTTGGCTGTCATACCAGCTCCAGATTTTGTAGGTCTGTAGTTTGCGTTCTTACCTTTTGTTGTTTTTCTAATAGCCATTATTCTAGTATAAGTTTTTTAATAGATTTTGCACCCATATAAATTTCTGTTTCTGCTTTTGATTTTATACACTGATACTCTACACTTCTACTATTGTTAGTACGCATAGCAATTCTTTTACCCTTTAAACAATTACTCATAGATGCTTGTATTCTATGTTCTTTAATCTCACCATTAACAATCATTAGTAATGCAACCACTACCTCAACCATGACCATTACCATTTGCTCTTACTTTATCTTTTAACTTCTCAATATCTTCTAATGCTTTTTCCATTTGTTTTGTTAAGAACTGTATATTAACTTTGTTGTGCATCATATCTTCTATTCTCTTTTCAATCTTTTCTACTGTCTTATATAAATCTTCAAGCAACATAAACTGTTCTTGGTCGGTTGGTTTCTGTTCTGATTTTTTAAGTAGATCAGCATTAAATAATTCTCTTGATGTCTCTAATGATGTAAGTCTGGCAGTAACTTCTGTGTATGCAAAGACACCCATAGCAACAGCAACAACTATACCAATCATATTTTTTATTGGCATACTCACTGATGTTTTTTCTGATACTTTCATTTTCTTTTTCTTTTTAAAATTTTAACTCTTGAGTGCCAACACCACTCGGTAAGTTTAATAGAATAAGTTTCTACAAAAGATATTGCGTTATCTAATTTGCCAAAAAAGTTATAAAAAAATTTGTCGATCATGGTTTGATTGGTCCTATAATTTTCTTGTCTGGGTTATCTTCAAGATACTCTTTCTTTATATCTTGCCATAAGCTAGTCTCTATTATCTCTTGATTATCATCTATTGTAGGTACTATACCTGTGCATTTAGATACTAATAATCTAAAGTTTTCATTGTGTTTTATGCTAGGATTTTTGTTTACTTTGCTACACATTTTAAGAAGCTCTAACTGTTGTTTTAACTCCATATTTTCTTGCTGTATACTTTTAAATTCTTTAGTACAAGCTGATCCAATGTAATGTCTGTAAGTTAAACTTAACCTACCATTATCATCATTATTGTTGTAATTATTATTATCATTATAATGCCTATAATCACTGTCTCTATTCTCCTTTTCCAACCTAACATCAACTTCACCAGTTCTACAACTATTGTAACCATTGTTTAAGTATTCGTTTCTAGGATAAGCAGGTTCGGCAAAAAGGGTTAAACCTACTAACATTAA